TCCCGGTATTGGGGAGATCATAGCTAGGATTGCGCAGCGCGTTGATGATCTGTGAGGCATCCTCTCCCATCATGCGCTCCTGCAGCCCAACATCGCGGGGCACATCATAGCGCACTCTCACCTCAACAGTGCAGCGTTTGCGCCCTGTGATGCCTGCCTGCCCATCATCATGAGCAGGGATAGTGATGCGCATCTCAAATAGGCGGAGAGTGTTGGGGCGCCTATCAGTGAGGAGCTCCTGCCCACCTGCTGCATCCACACAGACAAACCCCTGCGTTGAATCTGTTTTGGGCGTGAGCGCCTCGAGACGAGCGATCAGCAGGTTGAGTGAAGATGAGATCCCCTGGCTCATTTGGGCAGCTTCTTTCTTATGCGCGCAGCCACCGCATCTGTGAGCACGCGCACATCATTGGGGGAGAGGCCCAGATACGGGCGCCGCTCATTGACGAAATAGCCGTAGCCTCGCACTGCAGGTGTGAGCCCTATGGTGTACCCAGAGCGGCTCACCTGCAGGGGCTGGATGTTGTTTACCAAGGCACCGCTCAGAGTGAGGTCTACCTCTGCTGTCTGATTGGCCCCACCAGCCACCCGGCGCCGTGAGAGGCGCTTGTATTCTGCATACCCTCCGGCATAGTAGACGCTGCGCCCCGTGCGTGAGCGCCTGCCCCCCTTTGGCTTGAGGCGTGCTCCCTTTTTGGGGATGTAGATGGGCCTAGTGCTGTACTTAAAAAACGGGCGCCCATTGGCATCAATGCCCCGATAGATGCGCCGCTTGATCAGCGCCACTGTGTCCAATGCTGTCATCTGAGAATCTGCAGCGGTCCAAATAGACGGCACCTTGAACAGCTCAAATGTGACCTTGCTGGGCATCAGTGTTGCATCCCTCGCCAGCGCGGAAATTGCTGCGCGATCTCCCGCTCACCTGCAGTGGGCTCAATGGTAGGCAGGGAGAACACCCCGCGCACATCCGTTGGGCTGCCTCCTGCCCTGCGCACATCAATCTCATTGGCATCAATCAGGCCGTCGTCGTCGGTATCGAGCACCAACTGCTTGAGAGCGCGCTCGAGCAGATCAGCTGCGCGCTCTCCAGCCCGATCAGCTAGATCAGATTGCGCGCTCATCTCATAGACTAGTTGTGCTGCTAGGTATTTGTGGGCAGGCGCGAAAACGTGAGGGTTGAAAATGTCGTCCTCTGTCTGCTCTGGCCCAATATGCTCTCTGATGCGCAGCGCCAGCTCCTCGAGCGCAGCCGCTACCTGTGGCTCCAGATCCTGCTGCCTGCGTGGGATCATGTCTCCCATCTGCGGCATCTGTGCGATCAGAGAGCTCGAGCTCACCCCGGTGGCAAATGGGTGCCGCACGATCTGCACAGTGCCTTGGGCACCCACTGGCTCATTGGTGGGGGTGGCAGTGGCTGTGTAGCTGATGCGCCAGGCGAGCACACCCCGGGTGCCAGTGTGGGCTGCTGGGATGGTGTAGGTGTACCCTGCCCAGCGGAGCTCAGCAGATGCAGTGAGTGAGAGCCCACGGGGGAGCACATCAGCTAGGATCGCAGTGGTGCCCTCGAGGCGATCAACTGTGACCGCAAATACACCATCACCCGCAGTGATGAGAAACGCTCTGCCAGTGGTGGGGCCAATGAGATATTGGCTGTCATCACCCGCAGTGAGGGTGAGGGTGCGCCTATCCCCACCCAGAGCTGTCACAGTGCGCGCAGCCCTCACTGCGCTCATGCTGGTGGGTGCCTGCACTGTGCCCGCTGGGGTGGTGTAGCCAATGCTGGGCGCAGCCTGCAGAGGGCTGGTGGCTTCCCAATAAAGGGCATAGTCTAGATTCTGCGTTGCCTTCATTATCCTCTACCCTCCCCCTCATTATGGGTTGGGATTGTCACATCATGAAGCCAATCGCTTGCCTTTTTGAAGCCGAATAAATGCAAAACCTCAGAGATTGGGTGAGCTAACAGATTGTGAATTGTCCAACTAAATGGCCCTAGTTTAGCTAAAGAATCTTGAATCTTCATCGCTCTGCCTTTGCTCTCTGGTTGGCTCGCTTCACATCAGCATTGGTGCCCCTATCGAGGCCTGCACTCTCGATCAGCTCCTCAGATACAGGGGCCCAGGTGTGCCTACAGTTATAGCCTCCACCCCTCACCAGCGGGGGCTCAATCTGATAGTTGCGCAGATCCTGCACCTGAGATTTTGTGAAAACCTTCCCAGCTAGCTGCCTGCAGAATGGCCTAGTGATCCCGTCTAGCGGTCCAGTGTAGAGGTAGTGATCAATCCCTGCACTCTCTGCCGCCACAGCTGTGAGCTCACGCCCAAACGAGGTGATGCGGGTGCGCGCCTCTGTGATCTGCCTGCCCTCTGCAGAGCGCAGTGCGGCATCCAGAGAGCCGATCGTCTCAGAGGGGTCTGCTGTGAATTGTGCACCAGCTAGAGCATCACGCACCACCCGCTGCATATCAGGCAGAATCACATCATCAATGAGCCCGGAGATAGTGTCATCAGCTAGCGCCTGCCCTATCCCCTCAATCGCGTTCACATCAAACCCATCAGAGGAGGCCAGCAGGAGCTGCTCAACATTGGCGAGGGTATCCCGCTCTGCCTCTGTAATATCGAGCACCAGATCACCTAGGCCTGCATCCAGCAGCCAGCGGCTCATTGTGTCTCGATCCATGCCACGCAGTGCAGGGAGATCACCGCTATCAGCGGCAGCTCTGACTGCATCTGTTATAGCGCCCTTTGCAGCTCGCAGAGAGCGCCTGAGTTTTTTGTCAAGGCTAGCCTCTAGGCGCAGCTGCGCCCGGGTAGCTCTCAACAGATCCCGCTGTCTGGCTGTGTTGGCCTCTCTGATTTGAGAGGCCAGATCAGCCAGTGCACGCTCATCACCATCAGACTCAGCTAGATGGTGATGCTGTGAGCACAGCGGGCAGCTCACTAGTCTTTACGCCAGGCAGTTGGTGATCAGGCGCCCACGGGTGGCATCAATCAGCTTGAACTGCTGGACGTGCTCGCCATAGACATGCTTACGCACCATATCAAGGGAGTCATACTCGCCTGCGATGTAGCTCTTGTAGCGGAGATCAACAGCGCAGAGAGGCATGATCTTGAGGTTGCCGCTGCGGCCCACCTGCGGATCACCACCGCGCATGAGGTAGAGGCCGATCGTCTCAGCTTCCCAGATCTGCGACTCGCTCGAGGCGGCGCCAGCCACTGCGGTCTCACGTCGAGCAGCACCAACGAGGATGTTTTGGATGCCCAGCTGATCGCGCAGCACCTCAATGATCACCTCATTCTGCAGGAGGCGATTGCCAGAGGCGACACCACCTGCGCCCGTGGTGATGTAGCCACGCATCTCAGGATTGCGGCCCAGCGCGCGGAAAACATCATAACCTAGGATCATGGTGTCAGGCATGATCCCGTGGTTAGCAGCCCGGAGCACATCAATCTGCTCAGAGAGGTAGGTGAGGGGCTCACCACCTGCTGCGTTGAATTTGGTGGCTGGGCTGGCATTGGCAAACGATCCGGTATCAAAGAGGACGCCCGCCGCCCGCTGCTCTTGAGCGAGGAGGAGAGCCCGCTTGACCCGACGCGCGCTGCGCATCTGCTCTGCCATTGGGTACTGGCTGTCCTCGATGTCCTCCATTGGGATCGAGTCAGCAAAAGAGTAAATCTCGCACTTGTAGGTGGTGCTCGAGCGGGTGAAGTGAGAGAGCGCCTGTCGGCTGGCGCCCGGGGCCCGCTGGGGGTCAGCGCCTGCCTCACCCATAAACGCGCGGCTCTCCTCAATGAGAATGGTGCCGCTACGATCCTGCACCTCAATGGGCTCAAAGGCCTGCTGTGCGATCAGCTGGCTATCGCTAGGGATCGCCTCATTGACCACACCAGTGAGGATCTCGTTAACTGGATGAATACTGCTATAGCCGCCTGATGCCATCGATTATGCTCCCTGCTCAGAGGCGCCATCGAAGATCACAAAGACCTCTTGAGCGTCTGCAGTGGTGGTGTGATTGATGTTGGGGATCCAAGATGCGACGCTGTACTTTCCAGCGCCTGCTGCGAAGTCGATCACCTTGCCTGCGGCGCTGACCATGAGGAGGCCCTGCTCGGAGAGGTTTGCCCCGGCGATGGCCTTAGTGAGCCCGCGCACGCAGACCTCAACGACCTCACCCGCTGCCGCTGGGCGCTGTGCGATACCACAGGCGATCTCACCCTCAACAGTGCAGGGAGTGACCTTGCCAGCGGCGTCAAACTTGACCGCCTGTAGCGCAGTGATGGTGGCAGCCGCCACGCATGAGATGATGGTGCTGTTGTTATCGCTCATTAGAAACCTCCAAATGCGCTCTTAATGAGAGCGGGCTCCGTGCGTGCGAGGCGCTCATATGCCTCAGAGAAGGTGATAGCCTCGGTGTTGGCGAGCTCCTGAGCGCGCTGGGCGATCGTCGCCTGGGTGATCTCTTCTCCGCTGGCGCCATGGCCAATCTCAGAGAGAGAGACTGCGTGCTCTGCTGCGCGTCGAGAGAACATCTCCCAGAAGAGGCTATCACCGCGCTCTGCCAGCGCCCATGCGTGCTCTGCTACATCCCGCTCTGCGGGGCTGATGCGCCCGCTGCGGAGGAGGGCACCAATCTCTGCCTCACGGCGAGTGCGCGCCTCTTTCTCTGCGAGCGCCTGCACCTGCTCAGTGAGAGCTTGAATCTGGGCAGCCTGTGCGCTGTTAGCCTGCGTGAGCCGCTCACTCATCCGCTTATACTCACCCATCTGCTCCTCCTCCTGCTCATCAGAGTTGGCCTCTGCCATCTCCTCTGCCTGCTCCTCATCCTCAACCTCAGCCATCTCATCGCGGCTGGCTTGTAGACGGGCCTCGAGCTCGCGCACTAACGCGTCCTTTTGCTTCAGGAGCGCCTTCGCCTGCTCGAGATCTGCGATTGCCTCAATCTCTGCTACATCCATCAGATTCATCTCCTCTGATAGTGTGACCCGCTCTAGGGCAGACGCTGCCTGCTGTGGGCGGGGGGTGAGGGTGACTGCCAACA